AGACTGAGCGTAGAGTTTAAAAGAGAGAGGCACTCTCTCTTTATTTATAAAATTCCAGCAAAAAAGCTGAAAAGTGTTTTTGAAATCGTTGTTGTTAAATATCGTCGTACGAGTTGTACTCCTTGCCAAACTCGAATCGTTCCTCCATTGTAGGAAGAAGATGTTCACCACACTCACTACAAGTAGGTTCACAAAATTCGGCACGTATGTACTTACCGCCTTTGCAATATTCCATCCTGTAATAACGTCTACCAATGAGGTCGAAGTCATCACAAAAAGTTTCATACATTGGACACGTCATGTTGATACTTGCGAGTTCAAGCTTTTCGTAAACGGGATCGTCTTCGTCGACTTCGACTAGCTCATCACTACTTGAAGAAAGTCTCAAGACAATGGAAAAAAGCTGGTCGTAGTCATCGAAGTTGGTTCCAGTGACCTCGAGATACTCCTCACCGTCGTGTGTCCACAAAGCGTACTTCAGATTGACTTGAACCTCTTCATACGTCCACGTGATTTTGTGCTTGGACTCACCAGTGTGAATGTCAAGAGGTTCCATAGTCTTCAAACCATTCGCGAACAACGTATTTTCCCCCGAGAGGGCAAAACGTTGTCTTGCGTCCAGCAACAGTTGGATACCTATAATCCACCACTCCAGCCAAAAAATCCATGTCTAACGGAATTGACATGGTCTCTCATTAGACTTTCAATAATAAGAAATTTAATTCTTTAATTTTTTTTATAATACAAACTACAAAATATTAGTCAATTACTGAATACTGACGTTGCGAAACACATTAAAAAACGCGTGCTCCCCCACTACACTATACCATCACAAGAATAGCAGTTGGAATCGAACCAACGCTACGGCTATCCCAAAGCAAAAATGAATTGCTGTTAAATAAAATCGCAAAATTCACAAATTTTAGTACATCGTTAAAACTACTTAAAGATATATTTATAATTAATATTGGAGATGTAATGGTTTGATGTTATTCCATATACTCCAAAGACATAGTTTTATCGATAACCAAGATAAGTTATAACTATTGTATAAAACATCTTTTAAATAAACGTTTAAAAGTTTATTTATAGGTCAAGACGAAGGCCTTTAGAATATCTTCGGGTATTAAATTTGTCAAAATATCACAATTTGTGATTTTTGCGAATTTTGTCGTCTGTTCGTGTTTCTATAATTACTAATAAACACCAATAAATCTTGGGAAAATAAAAATCATTTTTTTTTTTATAAATATCTGTTTATAAAAAAACATTTATCATATTCATGATTATCATATTCATGATTATCATATTCATGATTATCATATTCATGATTACAGAACGCATATATATTTTGAAGTTTTACCGATTAAACTACTTGGGTAAAAAAAAAAACACCCAAGGCGGGATTCGAACCCACAACTTAACTTTAGAAGAGTTATAAAAATAAAAAATTGCCGTAAACGTTCAATATAGTCTTACGAGGAATTGAACCTCGATCTCTATCCTTACTCGAATAATATGCTTCAAATATCAAAAAATAAGAACATAATCACTTAACCTACAATAATTATACAACGTTGATACCAAATAACCCATGTACAATTAAAATAAATCAAGCTCAATATGCTTGGTATCTCTGATTTTCAATATTTCTCCAAATTACACCATAAGACCATTATTGCTGAACATTATTAATACGTCATGCTACCATTACATCATACGATCATGTAGATCGCAGCTGGAATCGAACCAACATATACGGCTTCAAATGCAAAAGAATTGCTGTAAATGTTCAAAAGTTTTGTTTTTTTTAAACTAGGATACAATATTTTTCACCATTTGAATTGTGGTAAAAGACCTTAGTTTGTAAAAAAAATACTTATTTTCTTTACAATACTGTGTTATAATTATTTCTTTAAGTAGTTGAATAATTGAATAATTTATAAGTGCGGGTCTCTATGTTTTTTTAAAACTAGGATATACAACCTAGTGTAGGATTTGAACCTACCCAGAGCATCGCTCATTTGTTTTCGAGACAAAATTTTTTACCAGTTGAATTGCGGTAAAAGGCCCCTTTTGTAACATAGTTACAATGCTAGACACACAAGAAGTTAATTTATTACAAAAATAAAACATAATCCAATTGCTGTTTGTGTCTTGTTCAGTAAAAAAGGATAAAAAAACTCTGCTAAAATAAAAATCAATTTTTCGGGTCGAACAAAGTTCGATCGGATGGCTTTTAGCCATCACTTCGTTCGACTGGTTAAACTGGTTATAATTTGTACCGCGAACGAAGTGAGCGAAAGGGGGATATCCCCCGTATTTTATAAAAACAACTTTTCTTTGTTTTTATAAAGTATTTGATACAGAACACGTTGTTAACAATACTCGCCTTACCATTAGGCAATTTCCCCTCACTTAAAATGGGGAAATTAGGAATCGAACCTAAATTTAATATTTGTAAAATGTTTGCTGCTAATGTTCAAAAAAAAAGTTTAAATATACTTTATTTATTGTTTTATGCGTATGTTTAATAGATAACGCTTTAATTGTTTTATGCTAAACTCTGTTAAATGTTAAACCAGTAACGCCCTTTGGATGAAAGGCATTTTGAGAATTGAACTCATAACGAATGCTTGCTGCAAGAGTTTAATTTACATTATCTAATTATATTTACGCTGTCAACATGAAATGTTACATGTTGATTATTGCTGAACTCATATTTGGTAACCAATAAAATTTAGCGAATTTTTCTAGTTTAAAAATAGCTGTTTGAGTTCACATATGTTATAATTATTATCTCTTTAAGTTGTTTTTGATGTGTAGAATATGTAGGTTATACTATATGGATAAAAATTATCTCAAAATTGCTGTTTCATATTTAAATAAATACAAAATTAAATCTAAATCTTGGCAAGAAATAATGAAAAATAACAAGATACCACTAGATATAAAATATTATATTAATGGATGTCGTTTCTTGTATATGGACATGATGATTAAAAAAATTAATAAATTAAGTTGTGATTGTTTGAACATTTATCCCACTGGTTCATTAAGATTAACGAGTGATAAAGATATCCAAATTTCTATAAATATTGATAAATGTAATAGTGTAAAATTATTAAAAGATTTAATAAGCAAAATTTTTGATGTGATTAAAAGAGCTAACAAAGATTGGAATAGTAAAGATTTCGAATATTTATTAGATATTCATTTTTACCCACCAACTTTGCTTAATTTCATGGAGTTAAAACATAAAAGCAAAGGAACAAAATACATCAGAGTCGCAACAAAATCACGTGGACATAAAAAAAACATCATTTTCATTCCTCAAATACAAACACCAGAATTAGTCAAAGATTTTCAAAAGAAAGAACTTACAAAATTAAAAACCAAAATAAAAGAAGACACAACGCTCTACTACACAAAATACATAGATGACATCGCCTTCTGCTTATACACAATAATAGAATGTTACAAAGGAAACATTAAATTATCAAACCAAGAATTCAATGACTATCTACACTGTCTCACAAAATACAATAATATCGGTCCAGAAATGTACCGCACAATATCAAGCATTATTGTAATTGTCTGGCACTTACAAATGAGAAATAAATTATCAAAAAAAATGTTACAGGTTTTGACACCAATTGCTTGTAAAGAAAATAAAATGTTGTATAAAAAATCTAAGAAACAAAAATACAAACTTCGATATGAATATTGTCAAAAATTTATGTAGATCTCTTTTTTATCTTTATAATTATATATGAAGTTAGTTTGTTTAAGTGATGATTATGTTGATTACTTATTCGACAATTTAGAACGAATGTATTATCCATTCAAAAATGACGGTTTCAATATGTCTTTCGCAAAAATTGACAATCAAAGAGAACTTTACACTTTCCGTAATGTTATTACCTTCAAATCCTTATATGATAAAAATAACAACAAAGGCAAAAGATATGTTCCTGGTCTTGAACCAAGACAAAACGCCTTGGCCAATGATTTTTATGTTGAGTCAGACTTCTCTGATAATTTTATTTGGAGTTGGAAATATTATTATGAAGTTTATATCTTTTTCGTTGGAAACTTACAAGAAGACGGACACATCAAAATTGACAGAAAAGTCAAACCAGAGGCACTTTTAAACCCATACTATATTTATAATTTACCGAAACGTTATAGAGAAAGTTTCCCAACTGGTACAAGACTTATGAAAAGAGAAGATTTTAGAATATACAACATCAAAGGAAAACTATTTATGATGGATAGTATGATCAACACACTCTCCGAAATAAAAGTCGAAAAAGACAAAATCATATTGAGTGGTCGCAAAATGGCCAAATACCAAGGTATTTGTGAATATAACGAAGAAAAAGAAGCGGAAAATAAAGCAAAAGGTATTGAAAAATATTACAAAATCTTCGAAAAAAACTGGTCATTATACAAATTCGCATTTGTTGACAAAAAACCAACATTCTATTTCTTCCACGATTATAGCGAGGAAGGTTTAGAATCTGTCAGCTACAACAGAGAAGGTTGCCAAAAATCAATATTAATAAAATATAAAGGTGACACAGTACCTTATGATAACAACGCTTTCGCCAGATTTTCTTTCGGATCAACAATATTAATGGACGGAGATTATTGTTACGGAGTTGGACACACCAAATTTTTATTAAAGAAACCAAAATCCGAAATAGAAAAGAAATTCAACAGACTAAAAAAAATGGCTGATGTTATCCACACAGAAATGAGAAAAATATTTAAATCTAAATACAAAGTACACCGCGAAAAAATGTACGGTTACTACTTTTTCAGATACAATGCAAAGAAAAAAGAATTCCTAATCTCGGATACCTTTATTCCCCTTATTATGTGCAATGACTATATTTTCTCCCTCTGTTTCCCCATGAGTATTGTGAGTAAACATAGACATTTCTATGTTAGTATGGGATATGGTGATTATACAAATGTTATGGCTAGGTATACTAAAGATGAAATTGATAAAAGTTTAGTTCATGATATAGAAAACTTCAAATTATCAACATACAAAGTAACTGTTACATATGAAGATAGTAAATAAAAAACAAATTAAAATCTTTGTAAAATTATATGTCAAATCAGTTTGAGGATTTGAGAAATAATATTTTAAATTACAGTTTCACTGTATTATCTTTAGATATTGGCGGAGGAGGAGTGAAAATGGGCGTTTACAAAGTGAATCCCATTCTTAGAATACCTTTGTTAATATCAACTGTTAAACAATTCTCAGTAAAAGGTGAAAAAACTTTGGAAAATGTTTTTGAACATTTCCAAAAGAAAATAAAAAGCGTGACAAAAATAGATTTCGTTTGTACCAGCATGTCCAGCACAGAAAAAATATTTAAAAATTGGCGTTCAATGTCAAAAAATAATAAAGAAGAAATTAGTGGTGCCATTTCAAATGTTTTTACCAAAAAATACGGACTAAAATATTTCGAAAAAAACGATGTATTCTGCCACTCATTAGCTTGTAGATCCATTTCTGGAATTCTCGACAAAAAAATATCCAGTGTGACCTTCGTTTTCGGTACATCACCATCTCTAATTGTAATTGATGAAAATGGTGAAAAAGTCGAAAAATCTGGCGGATTGATCAAAAATAAAGGATACCTATGGCAAACTTTTCTTAATCAAGATCTAGGATCAAGTTCATGTACTAAATATCCACCAAAAAATAACCAAAATCGCAGCAGTTGTCTAGACAACTGGTCAAAAGAAAACAAATTCTACTTCTTCAAAGTTTGGAACAAACTTCTCAAACCAATCTTCATTTCTGGTGGAAATAAATATTTGAACGGATGGACAGGAAAAGCCCCAAAATTCATCTTCATGGCTGGTGGAATGTCACAATATAGATTATCTGGATATATCGGCGTAATGAACAACTGGTTACAATCATCCTCCAACAAATACAAGAACACACAAATAGTTTTAGCTCCAAGAAACAGCGGACTCATAGGTGCTTCTTGCCTACCATTTTTTACTTAATTATTATCATAGTTTTTTTTTTGAATCAAACTAATTCAAAAACAAAAAAAATTATAAAAGGTTCAGAACACTTTATGCTTTCTTAAATAACAAAAAAATCCAATATTTGTATTGTGAAAAAATTGCTGTAAGTGTTCAACAAGACGTTGAACTATTATGCGTTTTTAAACATGTAATGTTTAATATTATCTACGCTGTTTGTTTTGTTTTTACAGAACTCGTTAATGTTAAAATGACCCCTTAGACCACACAATTATGTGTGGACAGGATTCGAACCTGTGCATCCAGATGGATATCAGCTTTCAATGCTAAATAACGAAAAGACTTACTGTTAAAGTTCATTTACCAAAACTAAACATATATTATGTGTGACAAGTTTTTAAGTAGTTTTGTAAAATAATATTGTTAATAATATTATATGAAGGTTGTTATTATTGGTGGAGGACAATCTGGATTGGTTACTTGTAAAACATTTGTGGAGAGTGGTTATGATGTAGTTGTTTTAGAGAAGAGTGATAAAAATGGATTGTTCAATAATGTATTAGAAAAAGAGATGTTCAAATGGTCATCTTCGAAATTTGTTTCAGGATTTTCGGATTTTCCAATTCCAAAAGATTACCCAATCTGGATGAACTTTACTGAATATGTCGAATATCTCCAAATGTATAAAAGGAAATTCAATTTGGATAATTATATTTTATACAACTCTGAAGTAATAAATGTAACAAAAATCTGTAATAATAATTGCGGTGAAAAGTGGGAAATTACTTTCAAAAGGGGAGAAACAAGTGTAATCAAATGCGATAAACTTATTATCTCAACTGGACTAAACAGTTCACCAAAATATATAGAACTTTCTGGATACACAGGTGATGCCATCCACACTGACACTATTTATAAAAAGATGAACCGAAACGACTGGAAATACGCATTTAGTGGAAAAAAAGTCTTACTCATAGGAGGTGGAGAATCTGCTCTGGATATTGGACATATTATCTTGGATTACACAGATGATCTGTATTATACAACAAAAAGATATATTGAATGGTTTCCAGATTGGGGATTAGACAAAGATTATCTGGATGAAAACAAAACTTGTGCTGAAGAATTTCTCTTTGGAATAGAAGCTGAATACCCATCAGATACACATTTGAGTTATTTAGAATATTCATTACCAACACCGATGTCAGGATTTTGGCATTTATTCGGTAGAAAAATTCTAGTTAATATGTACCAAGGTTCTGATATAAAATGTGTTCATAATCATCGCAAACTCTGTGAAATAAACAAAACACCAGAAAACCTATTTGGTAAATATGTTGTTAAAAGAACACCTTTTATGTGTGATCTCCACAATGGAAAAGCAAAAGTTGTTTATTATCCTGTTAAATTTGATGAAAGAAAAATAATTTGTGAAAATGGAGAGATAATTGAAGATATTGATGTTATTGTATTGGGAACAGGATATGAAATGAATATACCTTTCATTGAAGATTTTTATTACAGGGATTTAATTAAAAAGGTTCTATCAAAAAAAGATGACTCAATAGCTTTTGTAGGTTACGCACGACCTACAATGGGAAGTATTGCGAATACCGCTGAGATACAATCTTGGTGGTTAGCAGAGTATTTCAGGGGAACATTTAAACCAAAATGTCGTAATTTCAAATGGGCAAGACCAGAAGATCCATTAAATGTTTCAAAACATGTTGTTATTGGAAACTATTATATGAGAGACTTGGCGATGGATATGAAAATTCATCCAGATATGTATAAAATGTTTTTCACTGATTTTACATTGTGGACAAGAGTAATCCACTCCACAATTCATCCAATGTTATTCAGACTTTCAGGGAAAAAAGCTTTTGAAGGAAGTCGCGAAATGTATCTTGAAAACTTCCCAAATATAGCCAAAAAAGAATTCTACTTGTACTACATTATGTTCATTATTTTCCATATTGTTTACATTTTGGGGTTAGCACTTGTTGCTTATTATGTTACAAAACTTATAAACTGGAAATGGAAAAACATGTACAAAACAAAAATAGGAAAACTCGTATTCTTCATCATTTTCGGAATCTTGTTAACACTCTCATACTCGAAAGCTTACTAATTATTTACTTCTTCTTATTTTTATTAGATAACCTTATATAATACCTAAATTTATAAAGTTTTTTCTCATTCTTATCAACAAACTTCCTATACATCTCATCCCACGTATTGGACCAATCTCCCTTGGAATAATTACTCATTTTCAAAACATAATTGCTTGTTGATATATATGGTCTCCTCATTGTTTTACCACCAGAGATAAAGAAAACCATATCTAAAACATTTTGGTGCATAACCCACTCATAACTATCACAACTAAACTCCATAAACCATTTGAAACCTTCCCATGGATTCAAACCAGATAAATTCATAAAATTACCCACAACCATAAGTCTATTAATATGATGTAAATATCCAGTGTCAAATGCAGTTTTAATAGCATCATCAACAGGAGGAATATCCAATGTTCCGTCATACCAACTCTTTGTCAACTTCTTTGAATTTCCAAAATAATTTAGATTCTTGAAATCAAAATAGATATAACAATATCTTTGATACTCTCTCCAAAAAAGTTGCCTAATATATCCCTCATAACTGTTCATTGGTACATCTAATGAGTTCTTTTTTCTATGTTTTTCCATAATTTCAATAATATCAGTTGGATTAAGTAATCCTATATTAATAGTTGCCGCCAAAACGGAGTGGAATAGATATTCATTGTCTTTATCAATGTAATCTTGATATGGACCGAATTTGTCAAATTTACATTTAATAAAATTATCCAACCATTTCTTTGCACTTTTATGTGTAATTGGAAAATGAAAATTGTCACAATTCCCATAATTATTTGGAAACTCTTTCTCAACTCTTTTCTTTGCTTCTATCAAATAAGTATTTTCCCCTTGAGTCATTTTAGGAAGTGAAGGGATTTTCATACCTTTTGGTATTTTTTTTCTATTATCCTTATCTTGAGATTTGATGTTTGGAATAACATTTATAATCTTCTTTCCCCACATGTAAAAAGCGTTGAAAAAGAATTTATCAGTTTTCTTTCTATATTTTGTGTAATCCTCTTCTGTCAAAAGGAAGTTCGGAGATTCATACATTTCCACATTTGTATTATTCGGAAGATTTATTTTATCAATTGGATCAAATATTGTGTATTTACCTTTTGGAGTGAATTTTTCGTTATGTTTAATGTATTTAACTGTGTATTTGGCTTTTTTGAGATAATCTTTATAATAACTCATTGAAGCTACATGTAACATTAATCTCTTTTTGTTGTATTTCCATTTTGTGAAGTATTGGGGATGTTCCCAAAGAGTTATTGTTGTTTCTTTTGGGGAAGGTAACTCTTTTTTGTCAAATAATTGGTGTGGTAAAATAACTAAATTAGACATGAATTATAATATTACCTAGTTTTTATTCTGCCATGAGTTCTCGAACTCTTGTAAAAAACTGAGAATAATCAATTTTCTTAATCATCGGATCAGAATATCTATATTTACTACCATCCAAAGCATTAACCTTGTACTCCTTTGGAAAATACTCTGGAAACTCTTCAATAAGAGTTCGGTATTTTTCAGGGAGAAATTCATAACCTTTTGGTGGCAATAGTACACAAGCATGTTCAATAGGCGTTGCTGGTTTCCCAACATCGAATCGAATCTTGTTCAAATTCTTGATTTTGATTTTGTTCGTCTTAATCAAATCATAAACATCAGATGGCAACGGTGCTACATCATACTTTGAATGGAAAACCCACGAAGGGCAACCAAAAGTAGTGTAATAAGCACTAAACATCAATGATGTGAGATAATCTTTCACCAAATCAGTCAAGAATCCTTCACCTTTATTTGAATCAATATCAACACCAAAATGGTAGAGATAGTAATCACGTTTCCATTCAGTATGGCGTTTTGTAGTATCAATCTTCTTAAATTCATCCTTGTACTCCTTATTCAAAGGGTGAAGAGGATGAGAAATGTGAAGATTATTCAACGAACACAACTCTTTTTCAGCATCTGTTTCCAATTTGTCTAGAAATTCTTGGACAAATCGTGGAATTTCCGTTGAACCACCATTGTGGAAACCGAAAATTCGCTTCATTCGTTCATCTTCATAACCAGCTAGATCTTTGAAAATTGTTTTGAAGAAATAGGGGTGAATCGTAATGGTTTTATCTCGTCGATTAATTTCGACAAGATTGTAGCAATTGTTATTCAAAATTCCTTTGTAACATCTCAAAAGATCATCATCGATTCCGCTCCAACCATTTTTCAAAAATGGAATTCCATTTACATAATCGTTTCCTTGAAGGGAAAGAATAAAATTGAAATCACTTGCAAATCTTTCTGTCAAGATTGAACGTTTAATCCGCAATTCTTTCCGGATATTGATTAGAACACTTCTAGTACTAATGTAGATACCTTCTGTTCCATCATCAAGTTGATGTTTCTTACAATCTTCTTCATCCATCGGGAAATGCAAAAATATATCAAGATGGTTAACAAAGAACGACATTGGGAACATATCACTGTCCATTGTATAGATACAAATCTTCTTCTTGTTATTCTTCAATTTGCGAAGAACGTTGAAGATTTTGTGTTCGCCTTCATCAGGGACACTTGTGTCAGAGATATAGACTTTGATTTCACCGAAATCACCATCGTCGGCTGCTTTTTGAAGCCTTTCTGACATCTTTTTCATAAAATCTGAATAGGGGAGACAGAAGAAAGATGAATTGTTTTTCCATGTTTCTTCGTATTCTTCTCCATTTTTTTCAGCAATCTTTTTCTCAATTTCTGCAAACTGCTCATGTTTATATCGTCGACTCCTTTGAGTCTTGAATTTGGCAGCAGAGGAAACACCATCCATAAAAATACCAACGTATTTAGATGGCTGAACAACATCTACAATGAGATGCTTTGTCGTTTCGCATACCTCTTCAGTAAGAGAGTCATAATCTTCTTCTTCCAATTTCTCAGAATGTCCAAGAATCCAATAAATAAGCATATTGAAATCCATAAAGAAATAATCAAATCCACAAGATTTCTTAGTTGACCAAGAAGTTTTGTAATTTTCCAAAATTTTATTTGTTAGAGATTTTATTCCCATACTTAACAGTTTGTTATTTGCAGTTGTTGTTATAAATAAATCAATTTTTTAGGTAAAGCCAAAAAATCACCGTTTTTATGGTCAATTTTTTAGGCAAAGTCAAAAAATCACCGTTTTTATGGTCAATTTTTTAGGTACAACCAAAAAATTCACCGTTTTATGGTCAATTTTTGGTCATAAGTTTCTCCAATTACTTCTCTATTTTTATAAAGAAGATCATTGATTTTTTTATGGAATTTTTTTTCATTTACATATTCCAATTTGTCGAGTTCGCCAAGTATAACTGGATTCTTCAAACTTGCGTTATTATCCAGACAATCACTTATATCATCAATTGTTGCATTTTTAATTTCATGAAATGTATCATCTTTCTCAGCTTTACACCAATATCCTTTAAAAATAAATAACTGTCCACCATATCTATGTTTGACCAAAACATTCCGATTTTCTGGAATTTTTACATGCTTCAGAATAACATATCTTGTGAATAATTCTCCAATATTGAAAGCATTCGTTTTCTTAATCAAATCAATTAGTTCATCTTGATCAACTTTTTCTTGACCAAAATTATTCAAACTCATATTCACCTGATAATTATTGGTATTATTATTTGTATTATAATTAATTGTATTACTATTTCCACTTACATTTGTACTATTGATTGTGCCGTTATTTGGACCATTATTTATATTATTTGTATTTTTGTTTGTAATATCTGATTGTTCTTTAATAACACAATTTTCTAACATATGCCTATTTAAACTGCTCATACATGTAAATTTTTTTCTACAAAATGAACATTGATTAGATCCTTTGTAATTAAAATTTTCTAAAATATAATTTTCAGATTCATTTTCAGGTATTGTATGCTTATCAATTAAATGATGTTTTATATTTTTTCTATTTTTATAATGAGATTTACATATTTTACATGTAAAACGATTATTTTTACTACAAACACCTTGTGCGATGTGATATTTATAGTTTTTTTTATATTTAAATTTTTTATTACAATTTTCACATTCAATCATTTATTATATTATAACACATAATTTTTAAACAAATTTACCAAATAATCCCACATTTACCAAATAGTCCCACATTTTAGCTTGACAATGCTGAAAAATGTACATGTATAAAATTAAAAGTATTGGTAATTTATTGGTAATATAATACTTAAATGTTACTTACCAAATAGTCCCACATTATTTGTGAAAATATATTTTGAGACACAAAACTTTTATTTTTGAAATTCAAATTTTTTTTTTTTATTTTTACATTTATTTTAAAAAAGTTTTTACACCCTGAAAATATATTTCGGAAAATAATGTGGGACTATTTGGTAAGCAATATTTGCGATTTTATAACAACATAAATTAATGTGTAAATAAAATTATTTTATTATAATTTATTATCATTATCAAGATAAAATGTGGGACTATTTGGTAAATGTGGGATTATTTGGTAAGCAATCTTTTACAATTATTTTTAACATTATATTTGTATGTATAAAAAATAACTATTCATTTTCAGATATTGAATGTTTATTGATCAAATGTATTTTCAATCCATATTTATTTCTATAATACATTTTACACAACTTACAATTAAATCTATTAAATCATTTACCAATTATTGATACATTTTATCATAATATTGATTTAAAATAACATTATAATATTAATTATTTTAGCAATAATTAATGATAATTCAAATACTAAAATAATATTTACCAATTATTGATACATAAATTTCGAAAATATATTTTGAGGTATGTAAACTTTTTACACCTTTGCTGATTTAAAACGCCGACTTTTTGGTAAACACATTTATTTTGGAAAGAACTTAAAGCTTCATCAAGATAAAATAATATATGTCACAAGAAGAGTTAATACAAAACTTGCGAGATGAGGTCAAAAGATTAACCAGTGAAGTTTCTGAATTGGACGAAACTGTTCAGAAATACAAATCGAAATATCACAAGAAGCGTCCTCCAAAAGATATTTTAGACGAATATCACAGATTGAGTGCAATGAAGAAAGATCTTTCTGAAAAAGAACATGATCTAAGCAAGATTGATAAGATGTTAAAGAGTGGTAAAAAGGCAAGACCACTTTATAACATTTGTGTAATGTGTGGATCTGAAAAGAGATTGGATACAAAACAAGTCAGGAAGAAGTGTCGAGAAAAGATGCGAGATGATATTTTAGAGGTAGCTTATTGTGATGAAGAAAGTGGAAAGATCAAAACCGAGTTGTTTAAGAAGGATAGACCACTTGAGGCAGAAGATCTTCTACAAAAGTTGAAAGCAGATGTTGTTTTTGACATGCATAATGTTTTGGATATTTTACCACATAATGAAACATTATTTGATTCTAAATACAACCAGAGGTTAGTTTGTTGTTCATATGTCGGAGCTGAATCTTACGGATTAAGAACTAGAACATTAGCTGATATTAAACGCCGAATTGAAAGTGGACAAATTCACTGGGGAGCTTTGGTTTTCAGAAGGGAACATGGAAATGGAGAGTATCATAAGAGGGGATCTAAAGCTTGGCTTTGTAAGCAAACTGGGGCAAAACATTTTATTGATGATGGAATTGATCATGTTGAATCTGTTGAGTCATTAAATACAGATATTAAAGTTTATTGGGTACAGAAGCCATACGAGATAAATGTTGATAAACAGATGGAACTCATGCGGAGTAATTTTGAAAACAAAAATGGTTCTGTGTCTGGTTTAATGAAACTTGTTGAAAGAAGTGCAACAGATGATTCTCTTGTTGGTGAAAATAATATTACTTTTTTTAATAGTAGACCTAATATGACTTATACAAGTACAAGTACAGGTGCTTGTGCTGATAAAAAATGTAATAATTTCTGGACATATACATCTGAATCAACAGATGAATATGATAAGGTCTATTGCGAAAAACATTGGAGAAGAAATGTTGAGCAAAAAAAAAAATTAAACACTTAAGTGTCGTAATTGTTTTAATTGTTTTAGTTGTTTTGATTGTTTACAAATCTTTATAAAATTCTTTATTATTCCTTCTGAATGTTGAAGACCTTCAGGATGAAATTGAACACCATATCTTTTTAGTTTGTAAGATTCAATAGATTGGATAACACCATCATTCGGATCTACTGATGTAACAACAAAACCTTTTGGACAAGTTACAACATTATCTTTGTGAGATTGAATAACAACCATACTTTTCTCTTGACCAAACAACTTCGATCTACTTCCACTATCTAAAACTTTTATTCTTGATATTCCATTTTTTTCTCTGGACATGCTTTCTATCTTTCCTCCGTAATAATATGACATAACTTGGAATCCAAAACAAATTCCCAAGATAGGAACATCTTTAAAATGTTCAAGAATTCTGATGTTTTTGTTTCTTTTTGAAATACTGTCTTTGCTCAAACATAATGGACCACCACTTAATATTATTCCTTCTATTCTGTACTGATCCGAGTTGCAAATAACTTCATCAACTTCATCCCATTCTGATAAAACGCGACATTGAACAAAAAATTTATTAACAACATTTATCAACATCGGTGTCATATAAGCTTTAGCTAAATTTTTTGTATTATCAATGATAAGATACATTGGACTAATCTTATCATACATATTTTCGACGAGTCAAGTCGATTTAAAAAAATGGAAAGAATTATCTTTGATGATATTGAATTTTTTATTTATTTTGATAAATTTATTTAACTATATTGATCGCGGATTTATTTCAAGTTTGGATACAACTTTTGTTGAACAATATAATATTACTGATACAACAAGTGGTTTCATTAATTCCTCTTTTATCATTGGATATTTAGTTTTCTCACCTTTGTTCTCCATATTGGTTAAAAAATATAATAAAATTATCTTGATCTTTATTGGTTTGTCAATTTGGGCTGGATTTAATATTTTGAATTCGTTTTTCAACAATGTTTATGTTTTCATAGTTTTGAGATCATTTATCGGAGTTGGAGAAGCTTCATATGGAACAATTGTTCCCACATTGGTGGATAAGTTGAGTAATGATAAAACGAGATCTATTATGTTAGCTTCGTACTTTCTGGCTATGCCTTTGGGATTCGCATTGGGCTTCATAATCAGTGGATTTTTGAGGCAATATATTGATTGGCATTATTTGTTTTTGATTGAAGGTTGTGCTGTAATGATTTTGAATTTCTTCCTGCTTTGTTTTACTAAAAAGATTAAAAATTATGAGGAAGCAAAGGAAATTCAAGAGTTGGCAAATCCTTTGGTTGATACAAGCGACATAGAGAGTTATGATTCTCTTAATAATGTTTGTCGTGTGGACAGTTTGAGTTTGAAGGAAAAGGTTTTGAAAGTTATTTGTAACCGACATTTCATGATTTTCCAATTTGGCTACATTTTCTACACCTTCTTAATTGGTTCTTTCTCCTATTGGGGACCAGGTTATATGGTTGACTTTTATAACTATTCTGTGACTGATGCAAATTATGTTTTCGGTGGTTTCACAGTTGGTGCTGGAATTATTGGTTCTTTATCAGGTGGAATCCTTTTGGATTTCTTAAAGAACAAATATGGGAGAAGTGACAATAAGATGATTAAGATCCGATTGGGAAATATGCTTATTTTGAGTTGTTTGGTTATTGGTTATCTTTGTTGTTCAATTATATTTTTGGTTAAGAATGTGACTTTATTTTTCTGTTTGTTTGCCGTGGCAGAATTGTGTTTATTCGCATTGGTCGGCCCAATCAATTCAATTTTGCTATGGTCATTGGAGACTAAAAGATATACAGACAAATTGAACAATGAAGTAAAAGTCATTGGATCGGCTCTGTCCATCTGTTTGATTCATTTATTGGGAGATGTTCCCTCTCCAATTCTGACAGGTTATATTTATGATCATACTGGAAATTGGAACTTGACTTTCTTCGTTATCACTCAATTCCTTATTTTGGGTATTGTATCTTGGATTGTTACCTTGTTTATTAAGCCATACACTTTAATTAGTTAACTTGCGTTATGGTGGTGGCTGAGATGCACTGCTTGCAGAAGCACCAGAACCGTTTGTTTGGTCGAAGAGCCAGTAGTTTTCTCCACAGTTTCTTGGTAAAGTTGCAATAGTTGGGTTATAATTTGGTTGAGGGTATACATATTGTGCTGCCCAAGTTTCGCCGGGGCATTCTGGGGTGCCTTGGACATCAGGTTGGTAAACTCCTAAACTATCCCAGTCGTTTGCTTTAGGTGTACATGGCCATGTGTTTACGCAATAAGGTTGGTTAGGAAGTCTTGACCATTTATTTCTAATAACTGCTGGTTCAATGTAAGGGTCACTATCTCCTTTGATATAACTGAAACTTTCTGAACCATCTGCAAATCCACCACAGGTTTGTACATCATTCTTTCTGTTCTGAGAATTGATAATTAAAGTTGAATTCTCAATGCTTATACTATTTATATAAAGGTATTCTACAGGGGAAGGTACAGGGTAATCTATTCCGCTTGTACTAATAACATCATTTCCAGTTGGAATGACATTCATTGGAGTTGGAATAAGTTGTTCTTTTGATGGAGTACCGATGTTGTAGTAAGGGAAAATAAGATTTTTGTTATCACTTCTTTTTTTTGGTGGAATATAATCTTTTCTAACATATTTAATGAGATTGACGTCTAATTTGACTTGGAAGTAGTTTTTCTTGTCCCAAACAAAAAGTTCGTAGTTGAAGTGTTTATTTCCTTTGGAATCTTCTTTGATTTTAATGTCTCCATAACCAGAATAGTTGAAGTTAAATCTACATTGTTTGTTGAGATTGTCTATAACAATTTTGGTGACTTGGTTCATTTCATCTTTTAAAAACTTATCTGTTGTGTTCCAAATGTATTTTGTTTCTTTACAGTTCCCTTTTAGTTTTTGTTGATTTCCCGTGAATTTGCTGAGATCTTTCACTAATTTTTTATACATGAATTCGGTGTAATTTTCTTTTGAAAAATCTGGTGTATCAGAAGTAACAGATCCAATAACTACTTCTCCACTTGTTGGCTTTCTTCTTGTAATAACACTAATGAAATTTTTAACGCTTCCATCGAACATTTTTCCATTAACATTTCTCTCTTTATCAACCATCCCTTTTTGGAAAAATAACAAACCAACCATAATAACAACAAATATGACAACTATCCTTGTTGGGTTCATACTATAATATAATATAACAGATATTATATTATATTTGTTACATAAAAAAAAAAAAGATCATACCTATATTAAGAATGAATAATAAAGAGATAGTTATTGTTTGTGGTCATTGCTACTACAAAAAAATAATAATTCAAAAAGGATCGGTATCATTCGATTTCCCAGAAAAATATTAAATTATATTCGACTGGATCTCCCATCATCATCGCACCCTAAGAAATTGCTACAACTTCCACCTCTAACCCCAACCAACTCCCAGTTTAACCCGCTATAGAGTTCAAAAGAGAGAGGCACTCTCTCTTTATTTGAGGGAAATCTTCTTTTTCTTCTTAGTTTTCTTCTCACTAGAATATTTGATTTTATATTGACCCATTATACTATCATATTCTATAATAGGCATGTCCAAGATTTTTTCCAAGATTGAATCGTACACAATGTACTTTTTAAAATTAATCTTGTTTTTCTCAATGAGATCAACAAGTTGAACCAATATATCCTCTGGAAATGTTTCATATTTCCTAGAAATATATTCATTAAGCTTTTGCTTCTTTGTTTCTAAATCCAGTTTCTTCCAATCAATCAACTTACTCTTGTCCTTCACTATGTTAAAAATTCCCGCTCCAGTCAAGATATCAATATCATCTTCCTGAACAGTTTGAACCTGCCTAATAACCTTTCCTTTAGCCTCTTCCTTTTTAATTTTTTCATAACATTTTCTATTAATTTTTCCTCTAATAATATTAGTTTCGATATCATCCCTTTTCGTAGACTTTTTTATAACAACTTCTTTATCCAAATCTTCACAATTGTAACCACCTAATTGAAATTCACTAAGTGTGATATCCTTAATTTTATTAGAAATAACATCAAGATAATTTTGTACATTAATAACTTCCATACTGTACTATATTATAACATAGATCATAATCTATTTAAGTTAAAATCATTTTTTTCTATTTCATTAACAAAAAAATCTACTAAGTAACTTTTTTCAGATTTGCCAAAATATTTTTCATTATGATATTCATTGAAATCCTATTTTTGACAACAAGATCCGTATTCATTATATCAATTTTGTCCTCAACCATTTTATTCTCATAAACAGATGATGGATATTTTTTTTTATCAAGAACATATGAGTATTTACCCCAACACCACCCTTCAGGTTTCGGAACTTGATAATCAATCATCTTCAAATAAACAATTTTCATCGAAAATTTCGAATTCTTCTTGTTAAATTCACATTGAATATTTCCCGATAACATATTATCCTCATAATAACTGTTCAAATCGTTAGTAAACATAAGTTTCTTGTTTCCACCTTTTTTATCGTAGAAAAGTACATCTATACACAAGAATCCACTTTTTGACAAATTATTTGTATTTTTAAACAAATGACTGGCTTTAACAAAAACAAGCAAATCACACTCCTTGTAATCACTATTCCGTTGAATAGCACTATCAAATAAATCTTTTACTGGATTACTATCAGTATTCGATTTATCAACTTCCTTTTTAACTTTTTTCCTAGGTGGCTCAATCTTAGTTTTATTCTTTTTCATATCTTTGAAAACAACTTTGGTGTTGATTATGGTAAAAACTTTACCGCCTCTCACCAAATTTATTTTATTTTCAATGTGAGTATTGAAAATTTGATCAGTAATCCACTTACAAGTGAATATGGAATCAATCGCATAAATACAATCAATATCAACAATATTAAAATATGTTCTCCACGCACTGTTCTTTAATTCAAAATCACTCAACTGAGGAATACTCTTCAGATAAACAAACTTGAGAACATATTTTTTGTACTCCTTTTTTGCTTCAAACAAGATATTCTCTTTTTTTCGATTATATTCATAAAAGTTATACAAAGTTGATGAATCCAAATTTATACAATCATTCCCTAAACCTTTTTTGCCTTTCAAATTAACTCGATTAAATAGTAAAGATACAGTACACATACCAACTTTCACCGATTTATTTTCCTCTGCTGACTTATTGTGCTGAAAATAAACAAAAATATGAGCCAAGTTATTATCCAAATCCAAATCCTCAATCTTATCAATAACATCAAACTCTTCTTCTTCATCATTTTCAACAACTGGTACGTTTTTGAAAATAGCAGGAATTTTACGTTTTGAACCAACAACTTTAATTGCTCTTTTCTTAACTATTTTAGGCTTTTCACCTTTCTTTTTTATCACAATACTTATTCCATCGTTAAGGCTCGACATAAACAGTAATTATTATAAGCTATTTTTTAAACCAAGAAGTTTAAAAAATCAATTTTGACACCTTATTGACAAGAAACTAATTCAATCCACATTCAACAAAAGTTGGTAATGCGAAGAGTTCCTCATTGTGTTAAAATACAGATTCATTGTATTTTTATTTGAATATTCATCAATTGATTCTGACAAATAAAATCTGAAATTCTTGCTACGATTAGTACAAACAACGACTTTACAAGATCTTGGATCGAATTTTTTGAGCAAATAAATATTAATATTCACAGAAAAAATAGTATGAAATGCGAACAGTTCTAACATCGTTCCCCATCTTTCAGGAATCTCTGTTTTGACCATTTTTTTCTTTCCATTTACTGTCATTTCATTCACGATAAAGTCAAAATCACCAGCATAAATACTGAAATACTTCTCGTAATCTTCCAACGTTACAATACCCTCTTCACCATGAACAAGCGGAATTAATTCAGCAACTGTCATGTCAAATTTAGGGAAAATATAATCCTTATTTTCAAGAACCCAATCCTTTAACGTTAATTGGACCAATTCGGAAACACTATCTTCCTTATCAACATCAGAATCCATTATTGCTTTTATCTGATTGTAAATATCAGGGACTATACCCGAAAACTTTTCCAAGTTTTTCATCAAATAAATCGCCATACATTTAAACATACAAGCACCATCACGATCAATCAATTCTATTTTGAATGTGTTCCTGTCAAAAGTAACAGAATCAAACTCATTTTTCAATCGTTCAATTTCATTTTCGTATTTTTCACGATCGTTGTGATGCTTTTTCAAATGACAGAAATCGAGATTTCCTATACATTTTTTACCACACTCTTTAGAATTTTTCAGTAAAAATCTACATTTACTCATTATAATTAATCAGTAAATAATTATTTATGTGAATTATTAAAATTCACTTTCTTGCGGGGGATATCCCCCGCTACCCCACTTATCGCCTACGCGGATGTTTTTGGGGGTTTATTTTACCGCGTAATAACGCTTATTGTTTGGTGGATGTTTTTTGGGATTTGTTTTACCGCATAATAACGCTTATTGTTTGGCGGATTTTTTTGGAGTTTATCTTATCCTTTATTGTCTTCGTAGATACATATATTCTCCAGTTTGTACCGCGAACGGAGTGAGCGAAAGGGGGTTAGACCCGCGTGTAGTCAGGAACTCCATTGGCGACTACTTCACGACATACTGGACATTTGTTGCTACATTTTGTTAACCATGTTTTAATACATTTCTCATGAAAAATGTGTTTACACTTCAAAACAATAACAGATTCATCTTCTTTGACACTTTCTAAACATATTGTACATTTATGATCACTTTCATCTTCTCTTTCAACTTCCGACATTTTTTTACAATCTAGTTCAGACAATTCCTGATCAGTCAATATCATTTTAACATCTTCACCAACTTGTGTTCCAGTTGGACCCATAAAACTGCTTAATATATTTGAATATGAACTTAACGGCACAGTTTGATAACGAATTGATCCCCGTGGTGTAGAATAATTATAGACATTATTTGCTACCATATTTGAAAACTGATTTAACAACGATGAATAATAATTTGTACCTCCCCAATTTAAATTACTAGTAGACCTAATTGGCGGAGTACTTGTTGTGCTTGTTGTAGGTTGATCATTATCAGTATTATATGTATCCGTGTTGTTCTCACTATTTGTATTACTTGTATTACTTGTATTACTTGTATTACTTGTATTACTTGTATTACTCGTATTACTCGTATTAGTTGTATTATCTGTACTAGAAGTACTAGTTGTAGGTGGATAAATAGGAGTATCAATTGTGAATTCCATTGAATATGTATCATAAGCTGGCTGAGTTCTTGGTTGAGTTGTCTGAGCGGATCTACCAAGAATTGAATTTATCAAATTGTTATAGATAGCGGTTTCATCATTAATATTTACATTACCTGTTCCTCTTCCACTATTCAACCCATCATAAGCTCTGTTTAATCTATCAACACTATTTAATAAACTATTTCTTAATGTTCCTCTATTCATTCCATTGTATCTTCTAATATTTTTGTCCAAATATTTTTGATAACTTTTGGCAATATATGAATCCTCTCTGTTTCTCAAATAATGAACATATTTTTTAGCTAACAGAGGATCTTTATTTATAATATCACCATTTTCATCACGTAATCTTTCCTTCAGAATAAATTTAACATTATGTAAATCAGTAAAGATTGTGTTTATTGGTGTTTCCATTTCGAATTCATCAGCTTTCTTAATTTGCTCACCAAACTTAATCTCAATATTTTCCAAAACGTAAATATGTACATTAAAAGTATTTAGTGCTAACTCTACAATATCTCCCAAAGGTAAATTTGGTTTAATCATTAATCTTTTAGTTGAATTGGCATAAGAAGCTCTAATTATATTCATATGATTATTATAAATATAATTTTTTTTTAAACCAAATCAGATATTCCAACAAAATTTACAAGAATTTGAATATGAAAAACTATCATCATCCTCAACTATGACATAATAAGGATCTACACCAGTAAAATCTAAAATATTTTTTGGATTTTTACAACCAAAATTTCTAGTCAAATCACAATCAACATAATCGCCACCCTCTTCACAAACCTCACAAACACCACCAATTATACTTTTTCTAAAACACCCACCCTTCAAATTACACTCCCTACACTTGTCCAAATCACTCTGCCTCTGAAACATACTCAAACAATTCTTCTCATCACAATACTCCAAACACTTGTCACGCCTTATCTTATACTTGTCTGGAATAGCATAAATTGTAAAATGCTCCCTAGTATCAAACAAATAATAAACAACCACAAACAAAACAATAATCAAAAATGCCACAAGCATCTATAAACTAACAAAGATTAAAACCGCCATTGATTTCATCAATTACGTGACCAACACATCTTGCAAAAATTCCTAGCAGGGTTCTTCAAAGGAGTTTCACTTTCATAACACCCATACCTATAGTTACATCCCTTATCACCATCTTGTATAGAATCACAATTAGCACATGTATTTACATCATCAGACCAACACATTCCCTTCTCTTCACAATCCAAACAATAATCATAAGTTATCTTTTGATCTCTAAACGCATTACAAACCTCTCCCTTACAATACTTCTTACAAGCATCCATCTCCTTACAAAAATCCGATTCATCCTCCTCTTCTTCTGCCATTAAAGACATCCTAGCTCTTCTTAAATCATCCTCAGTAACCTTAATATCAATTTTTCTCGTAAACTCTTTGTGTCCAACTCTTGTAAAACCTTGATATGCTTTTGCAAAAATATCCTTTCTATAAATTACAAAAGCAATAAAAACAGAAATCATTATCAAAATTATAATAATTAAAGAATAAATTAATGGTCTCATACCTATCTATTAATAAATACATAGATATTTTCTATCTCTTTAATTAAAGATTATATATGAGGCGTAGGGTCCCTTTAAATTTGTTTTCGTTTAATCAGAACCTTTTCTAAAAGGTCAGCTTTCAATTTATACAATTCAAATTCGTCCAACTCCAAAAATCTAATTAGATTCTCTATATTGACTTTATTTGCTACAGTTGTTTCTGGCAAAAGTTTAATACCACTACTTGTGTCAACTTCTCCTTCAACACGTAATTTATCGACATGTTCTCCTTTTGGAACTATTTTCATTACCCTGAAATTATCAGTATCATTAATCAAATTATATTTTTTATCCAAAATCTTATTAATCACAATCTCATTACGTGACACATTAAACTTCACTTGTTTTTCCATGGAAAAATCTATGGCGTCAATACCTAAAGGTATAAATATCCAACAATCTTGGTTCATACTATAAAAAGTTTTCATTTTATCTTCATCTTTAGAGATTTGTCCATCTCCATTAACAGATAAAGCCGAAATACAAAGAAACACATTATTCTTCAAATAAAATGGTAACAACTCCAAACTATTTTGATTCTCCAAATATACATCAGATCTCAATAAAATACAAACTTTTCCCTCATAATGCTTCATCATATAATCAAAAATATAATTGTAAGTAATCTCACTAATATCAATTAAACCTGTATCAACAATTTTCATTTTGTTATTGTTATCAAGTTTATTCGTCGCATTTGATGGTGCAAAAATAATTACTTTTTTAACATTATTTAATTGTATATTGTGCCTCATTGCATCCACATATAATTGATCTGTGTACATTACAGTAAAAAGATAAATCTCATAACTATTTTTCTTTTTACGATTCAAATTTATCTCTATGTTATCACTTTCATTCAACATAATTATATTTAATTTTTTATGTTAAAACCTTTTTAAGTGATTGAAATAGTGAATTAGCTTAAAAAGATTATGATAAATATGTTTCGTAAATGAATAAACACGAATATCAAAAAGAGGAAATGACCAACTTATTAACAAAATTTAAAAATGACGAATTAAAAATGGATGAGTTGGTTGATAGGTTGTTGCTTAAAACACAACTTCCAAACAAACCTTATTTCAGAACTACTAAGAGTAGAGCTATTGCACTTTATGGAATCAAACGTGATCCACTAGTTTTATACAGACATCAGTGGATGCGTTTGTCAAGGGTTTTTACAGGAGGAAAAGAATGTACCTTCAATAAGTTTTTCTTTAATGAAGAACGTAAAACTCATAAACAACAAGAACAACCAGAACAGCAAGAACAACCAGAACAGCAAGAACAAGTTGAACAAGAAGAGGAAGTTAATGAATTTCTAAAAGACGATGAAATGGAAAATCTTGAGTAAACTTTTGGGGGTTAACCCCTTTTTTTTGGACGTAATCGCCCATAGACACTTCGTGTCTAAAAGGGGTTGTAACCTAGACAATGTCTAGGTTGTCCCGAAAGTGGTAACCTAGACAATGTCTAGGTTGTCCTGTTTTTCAAGTTGAGAAAAATATTTAAATTTTGTATACTGTGTATAATCTATTTTTTTTACTTTATTTTTATTAACTTTACTTGATAAAGTTGATGAATTATTATTGATTACTTTTTTTGCTAAATAAGGTAGAGCTTTTTTCATGATGATGGAGTTTATAAATTACTAAATATTTAAAAATCATCGCCAATTTCAAAATCTTCTTTTTCTTTGCCAACTCCAGATTTGGTGTATTCTCCAACACGCAATTCGAAGAAATTTGTTTTGGGTCTCAAAGAGATACTTTCCATCCAATCAAATGGATTTGGTGTATTATACAATTTGTCATAATCTAATTGTGACAAAAGCCTATCAGCAACAAACTCAATATATTGAGACATCATTTCTGAATTCATACCAATCAACCTACATGGCAATGATTCAGTAATAAACTCTTTTTCAATTGCAACGGCATCTCTAAAGATTTCATGAACAGTTGCCTGTGTTGGTTTCACCTTTTCCAACTTCTCCATTTCTACGGCAAAATCTGTATGACAACCCTCATCCTTGGAAATCAATTCATTACTAAAAGTCAAACCTGGCATCAATCCCCTCTTTTTCAACCAATAAATTGCACAGAAACTTCCAGAAAAAAAGATACCTTCAACAACAGCAAAAGCAATCAACCTGACTGCATATGATGCCTCTTTATCATCAATCCACCTCTTAGCCCATCTTGCTTTCTTTCCCACAGCTGGATAATTCTCAACAGCCTTAAAAACCTTACTTTTTTCAACGGGATCTTTAATGTAAGTATCAATCAAAAGTGAATATGTTTCACCGTGAATCGCTTCGTTATAAATCTGGTAAGCATAAAATGCCCTTGCTTCTGGAATATCTGTTGCAATCATAAAATTAACGGCCAAATTCTCCATAACAACTCCATCACTTGCTGCGAAAAAACCAAGAACATACTTGATAAAATGCC